TAGTATTCTTTTTGGCTATGGTGCCTGCATCTAAAGCAGATATCACAGATGGTCATTTTGGTACAAACCAAATATTTGATGTACAATATTATTGGTCAGGTACAACATTAAATGCAAGTAATTTCATTGCACCGTATGATATGAATTTTCAACATCCTACGTTAAGCAGTGGTCAATATTTTGCATTCTTCAATTCAACAACTAATTCAGGGACATATGGATTAGGGTTGTATAATTCAGACGGCACACTTGCACAAGTATTACATAATACTGGTACATTACAAGCTATTGGGCCTGATGCATTATTCTATATCGGTTCAGGATTCTTTGGTACAGTAATTACTACTAGTGCAGGATATGCTTATGGATCTAGTGCAAGTTTTACTAACATGGATACAAGTGTTAATTCAACTGATGCACAAAATTATACATGGGCAAGCACTACGCCATTAAGTGCTGGACAAACGGCAGGAAGTGGCACACCAACTGTAGTATCTACTGCTGCAGGAACTCCTATCGTGTCAACATCTACTAGTAACGGCGCAACTACATCTACCACAGTTGATACTGCTGGCACTCCAACATCAGCTACAACTATAACTGATAGTAGAGGATCACAAGGAGATAAAGAGTTAACAATCACTAGAAACACAAATGTAGTTACAACAACAATCGTAACTAGAGTAGTAACTGATACTACCCCAGTGACTACCACTACTGTAACTACACCAACAACAGTAACAACTTATAGTGATAATACTACCACAACTACTAATGGTACACCGGTAACAACTACTTCAACTACCAATCAAGTGGTAACAACTACTAGTACATTCAACACTGTTTCAACAACAAGTGCTAATCAAGATTACACTACAAGAATTGATCAATACTCAGTATTGGCACAAACTAACAGTTTTGCTAATTTACTTAATTCCAATGACGTATTGAATCGTCATAGTGTAATTGATGGTGATTTAATGTTCCGTGGAAATGTTGATATAGGTAGAAGTATATCATTTTACACTATGGGAGAAAAATCAGGCGATTATACTTTTGATGGCTACACTATTGCAACATCACGCTATGGTTTTGGCGTAGACAAGTTAATTAAAAACAACTGGGTAATTGGGTTGAACATAAGTAGATTCGAATCAAACATGTCGGGCAATAATGCATCTGGTAGTATTAACAAAGACGCAGTTACTTTAAATAGCACCAATGTATTTAGAAATTGGATGTTAAGTTCTCAGCTAGGATATGCAAGGAATGATTTTATTACTACGCATAGCCTACCTGAACTTGGTTATTCTAATAGTTCTAAGAATAATGGTGAAGATTATTGGATAGCTGCTAGATTATACACTCCTGATTTACATGGGTTTAGGCCTTTTGTTGGTGGCAGAGTTGAAAATAACAAAAGAGATAGTGTAATAGAGTCAGGAAGTTCTTTAACCGCTATGTCATATGATGCAGTTAACAACAGAGCCAATACAACCAATTATGGATTAAGATATGATAGAAAAATTAATACCTTCAATATTTACGGAGAAGTTAGTAAAAATTCTGATGAAGTGTTGATATCCAAAGTTGGTGTGGGTAAACAACTAACCGATAAAGTTTCTATTGTTTTGGGAGCTACAAATTTACAAAGACAAGAAATTCAAAGCACATCGGGCAGTATAGTATTACGAATTGGTTTCTAAATCACTTTAAGCCCCGAAAGGGGCTTTTTAATGGGAAAATTAGGGAGAAAAATATTTGCTTATTTTGCTACAGTCTTGTATAATAAGTATCTTTCTTATTAAGGACAAACATGGACAATAGAACCTTTTCCGCAGAACAAAAACTTAAACTAACACAACTTATCAACGAAGGTATGCAAGTCATGCACGAAGTTGAAACTCTCAATGGTGGACTTAGTGACACTATCAAAGCAGTAGCAGAAGAATTAGAAGTAAAGCCAAGCGTACTCAAAAAAGCCATTCGTGTAGCACATAAAGCTGAATTTGGCAAAACTCAACAAGAACAAGAACTTTTAGAAACTATCCTCACCACTGTAGGCAAAACTCTTTGATCAACATTGTATCGGGTATAATTCAATGGATACAAGATGATTGGGCATCAAACCGTATACGTTTTGTTGTTGAGCTTCTTGCTTGGGCACTTTCTATTGGATGCGCCGTCGCAATGGCGCTCACAGTACCCAATCCTCCACTCCTTGCTTTATATCCTGTTTGGATTGCTGGTTGTGCTATGTATGCTTGGGCTGCTTGGAGTCGTAAATCCTTTGGCATGCTGGCTAACTATATCTTGCTCACCACCATTGATACGGTTGGGTTGGTGAGGATGCTTGCATGATTGCTTTAACTATTTTAAGTTATTGGGTAGGTATGGCAATCTTAATGTGGATAGTACTTTATAGTTGTTTATCTTTCGCAAGATTTTGCGAATATGTTGTTGACTTTTTCAATGGAAAATAATAAAATACAAATATGAGTTATGTTGATGCAATACACGACCGCGATGGCGATAAAATTTATGTAGTAGAAAGAACACCAGAAGGTAAACGAGCCTATCGTGAATATCCTGCAAACTATGTATTCTATTATAGTGATCCTAAAGGTAAGTATCGTAGTATATATGGTGATCCAGTAAGTCGCTTCAGTTCACGTAAGCGTGGTGAATTTGAAAAAGAACGTAGAATACAAAATAGTAAGAAACTATTTGAAAGTGATATCAATGTAGTCTTTCGTTGCCTCAGTGACAATTACTTAAACGTAGAGCCTCCTAAACTACATACATGCTTTTTCGATATTGAGGTTGACTTTGATCCCGAAAAAGGTTTCAGCCCAACAAGTGATCCTTTCAATCCAGTAACAGCGATTTCACTATACTTAGATTGGTTAGATCAATTGATTACTCTGTGTATTGCACCACGGCACATGAGTGATGAAACTGCATGGGAAATAACAAAGAAATTTGAGAATACATTGTTATTCAAATCCGAAACTGAAATGTTTGAAACATTCTTTCAGTTAATTGAAGATGCAGATGTATTGACTGGTTGGAACTCAGAAGGATATGATATACCTTATATGGTAAATCGTGTCACTAGAGTAATGAGCAAAGATGATACACGCAAGTTTTGTCTGATGGGTCAATTGCCTAAGCCACGAACATATGAAAGATTTGGTAAAGAAGAACAAACATTTGACTTAATCGGTCGTATTCATATGGACTATTTGCAATTGTATAAAAAATACAATTACGAAAGTCGCCATAGTTATAAACTAGACTTCATCGGTGAAATGGAAGTCGGTGAAAACAAAACACAATACGAAGGCACACTTGACCAATTGTACAACAAGGACTGGGAAAAGTTCTTAGAGTATAATCGTCAAGATACTATGTTGTTGGTTAAGATTCACAACAAACTAAAGTTCTTAGATTTAGCTAATGCACTTGCACACGAAAACACCGTACTGTTGCCAACAGTTATGGGTTCAGTTGCAATGATTGAGCAAGCAATTTTCAATGAAGCACACGAAAGAGGTTTAGTAGTTCCCGATAAATCACGAAAGGATCACAATGATGAACAAACAGCGGCAGGTGCCTATGTTGCTACGCCGAAAAGGGGAATGCACGAATACGTCGGAGCAGTTGATATCAACTCGCTCTATCCCTCGGTTATTAGAGCCCTCAACATGGCGCCAGAAACCATCGTCGGTCAAGTCAGACAAACCATCACAGAACAATACATGAGAGAAAAAGGCAAGCTTCTTGCTAGCCAAAAGAAAAGGTATAAAGAAGGTGATGATGATGTCACTGGTGCAATTTTATGGGAAGGCTTGTTTAGTGCTTTAGAATACACTGCCATCATGAATCAAGAACGAGGTACTATACTAACAGTTGATTTTGAAGATGGTCGCAGTATTGAAATGAGTGCTGCTGAAATATGGAAGATGATATTTGATAGTCACAAGCCATGGATGCTCAGTGCTAATGGTACGATATTTACTTACGAACAAGAAGGCGTGATTCCCGGATTGCTCACACGCTGGTATAGTGATCGTAAAGAAATGCAGAAGAAACTAAAAGAATCAACAACCGATTATGACAAAGAGTATTGGGATAAACGTCAGTTAGTCCGAAAGATTCTACTCAACTCTGCATATGGCGCACTATTAAATGAGCATTGTAGATTCTATGACAAGCGTATTGGTCAAAGTGTTACACTAAGTGGTCGTCAAATTACTAAACATATGATGAGCCAAATCAACGAATGTATTGCTGGAGAATATAATCATGATGGTGATGCAATTGTTTATGGTGATACTGACTCATGTTATTTTAGTGCAGTGCCTGTCTTGAAAGATGCAATTGAAAAAGGAGAAGTGCAATGGGACAAAGACTTATGTATTACTCTGTATGACAACATTGCCGATCAAGTAAACGAAAGCTTCCCTGCATTTATGGAACGAGCATTTCATGCACCAAGGAAGAACGGTGCTATCATTAAAGCTGGTCGTGAATTAATTGGTGAGCGCAGTATCTTTATAACTAAGAAACGTTATGCTATTAATATCTATGACAAAGAAGGTAAACGCAAAGATGTTAATGGTAAATCAGGTCAAATCAAAGCAATGGGGTTAGATTTGAAACGTGCTGACACACCTAAATATGTACAAGACTTTCTAATGAATGTGTTAGAGCGTGTACTTGATGGTGCAGGACGTGATGAAGTAGTCGCAATGGTAAAAGAGTTTAAAAATTACATGAGCGAACAACCTAGCTGGACTAAAGGTAGTCCTAAGGGTGTGAATAATCTCACTACATACGGTGAGAAAGAAAAGGCACAAGGCAAAGCAAACATGCCTGGGCATGTAAGAGCAGCATTAAACTGGAATACATTGCGCCAAGCTAATAGTGACAATTACAGTCAAAAGATTGTTGATGGTATGAAAATTGTTGTATGTAAACTTAAACCAAATCCATTAGGATATACTAGTATTGCATACCCAACTGATGAATTAAGATTACCGCAATGGTTTATTGAATTGCCATTTGATGATTTAGCAATGGAACAAACATTGATTGATGAGAAGATTGACAATCTTTTGGGAGTTCTTGATTGGAACATACGTGCAAGTACAGATACTAATTCAACATTTGATGATTTCTTTGTCTTTGGTTAAATTAGTTTTGCTTTTTGCAATAAATTCCACTATAATACACATAACAGGTTCCTAAATACTACAAAGGAGAAAAATATGAAGGATAATTTACAAGATTTAATTTCACACATACATGGTCTTAGTAACATTGATACTATTAAAATAATGGGCACTGATACTGAGACAAATTTTGCAGCAGTATCACAGGATGAATCAGGAAAGGTTGTTATTGAGGGTTCTTTTAAAACTCCTGAATCTAATTTTAAAGGCACGTTTGGTTTACCAAATTTAAATAAGCTTAAAACTATTTTAGGTTTAGATGAGTATAACGAAGATGCAAGTATCGTTACTAAACGTGACGGGGACATTGCTAAATCAATCTATTTTGAGAACAAAAATAAAGACTTTGTTAATGAATATAGATTAATGCCTGAGGATATTGCAAACACAAAAGTAGGAAACTTTATATTTAAAGTGCCTGCATGGAACGTTACATTCGATCCTACTGTTGAATCCATCAACAGACTAAAAAGACAAGCACAGGCAAATAGTGAAGTAGACAATTTCAAAATCAAAGTTGAAAATAACGACATTAAAATTTACTTCGGTGATCCTGCTACACACAATGGCGCATTTACGTTTCAATCAAATGTAAGTGGCACATTTAGTGGTACATTAAAATTTCCTGTCAATCTAATTATTCAAGTATTGAATATGGCAGGAGACAAGACTATAAAAATTGCTGAGCGTGGTATTATAGAAATTACTATTGACAGTGGCATTGGTACATATCGTTATCTTATTCCTGCAGTAGGAAAATAAAATGATCAAGGGAATAACTCAATCAGGAAAATATTTAAATATTGCAGGTGGTAATGCCTCAACATATCTTAATATACCTCCGTATACATATCAAAATAATCCACTTGTGGGTTCTGTAAGATATACTTCATCTAATGACATTGAGGTATATGACGGAATGACATGGCGAACAATAACTGGATCATTTGCTAGTGTTGGATTAAGTACGGAAGCAGAGAATATATTAGATTGGGCTAGAAGAAAAATGATGGAAGAGGCTGATCTAGATAGACTTGCGAGAGATAATCCTGCGATTAATGATTTAGTGAATCAAATCAACGAAAAGAAAAATCAAATTGAAATGGTTAAAGCATTAATCAAAAAAGATAAAAATGTTGATGAAGAACCACAGGCATATCAAGCACCCTAATGGAAAAAGACGATCTAACTTCTAAACATAACCCTGAATGGGCACTGTTCTTACCCGCACTCAGTACATTTTATATTACTGGGTTGGGTAAGCAACGTAAAGGTGAGAACTATTTTCCACCTGAGCGTATACCACAAGGAATTCCTGATCTTGAGGGATTAAATTTTCTTAATAGTCAGAAAGCATTATTCCCATATAAGTGGGCATTGTATAGTGCAGGTCATGCTGAACTTGACCCTAAGAAACAAGGTAATAGTGAAAGTATTGTGCATGAACGAGAGAGTGGCACTTTCTTATTAGGTGATAGCGGTGGATTTCAAATTCTGAAAGGTCAATGGCCTGCTGATTGGAAGAATCCTAATTGCCTACGTGCAATGAAAAAACGTGAACAAGTATTGAAGTGGATGGATACATACATGGACTATGGTATGGTTCTTGATATCCCTTCACAGTCATTGACAACTTATCATCTTACTGATCCTAAAACAGATAAGAAGGATAAAGAAGGTAAGCCTATTCCGGGTACTGGTATATCATTACATGGTATCAAAACTATTGAAGATGCAGTCAAAGCTACACATATCAATAACAAATACTTTATCGAGAATCGTAGTGGCAAATGTAAATTTTTAAATGTACTACAAGGTCGCAATCATAAACAAAGTGATGAATGGTATCAAGAGATGAAGGATTATTGTGATCCTAAAGTATATCCTGATAATCATTTCAATGGCTGGGCATTCGGAGGTCAAACAAAAATTGATATCAGTCTTTTTCTTAAGCGTTTGGTACATATTATCCATGATGATTTACTCCAGCCTGGAGTTCACGATTGGATTCATTGCCTTGGCACATCTATACTAGAATGGTCATTAATATTCAGTGATACACAACGTGCATTACGGAAATATGTGAATCCAAACGTCACAATTAGTTTTGATTGTGCAAGCCCATTCTTTAGTGCAGCAAAAGGTTTGGCATACTTTAACAATACATTTGAAGATAGAAGTAAATGGTCTTATCAAATGGAAAAGACAGCAGAAAAGAAAAGCTATGCGAATGACACTCGCAAATTTAAGGATGCCGTACTAGCTGAAGGTATCCACAAAGTATTTACTGACAGTCCGATAACTGCTAATATGACAATGCGTGATTTATGTTACAGGGGTCAAGGCTTTATTGGGCAGCATGGTAAAGAAACTAAAACAAGTTGGGATACACTAAGTTATACACTCATACAAGGTCATAATGTATATCAACACATGGTCGCTGTTCAAGAAGCAAATAGAAAATATGATAGTAACGTAATTCCAAATATGTTGATTCATGATAAATTTGGTATAGTTGCTTTTCGTGATGTAGTTGATGAAATCATAGGCATGTCTGACAGACAACAAGCACTAGATAAAATTGAAGAATATGATTGGTTTTGGGATCAATTCAAAAGCGGTAGTCAAGGATTTAGTGGCAAAAAAACAAATAACTCAATGACATATTTTAATGAGTTTTTTACTGAAGTAAAATCGGAAGATTCTATTGAAGAGGAACAAGATTATGAAGATGATCTTGAAATTTTAAATATAGAGGAATAGAATGTATAAATCAAAAATTCAACATTTAGAAGAAATGCATAGAGTCCTTAACAAGCAAATTGATGATATGGAAAAAAATCATCCCCACGTTGAGGTTCAAAAACTAGCTGAAATGAAAAAACAGAAACTAGTTATGCGTGACGAAATAAGTAGGTTAACTAAATTGCAATGGGAACACGACCATGAGCATTTAGATTACGGGGATGACAGATGATTCAATCTGAAAGAGAAAAAATAGAAAGAGTAATGAATGAGGCTAAGAGACAAATTTGGGTTACTTTTCAAAAAGAAGGTATACACAAATATCCTGCAGCACTTGAAGAACCTAAACTACAAGATGTTAGCTTTCTTGGTTACCCTCATCGCCATATATTTCACTTCCGGGTGTCAATCGACGTATGGCACAATGACCGTGATATCGAATTCATACAATTCAAACGGTGGCTTGAATCATTGTATTCAGGGGAACAAAATTGTCTGTCATTGGACTACAAATCATGCGAAATGATTTCTGATGACTTGTACTTAAGAATTGCAGATCGGTATCCAAACCGAAATGTAATAATCAATGTATCTGAAGATAATGAAAACGGATGCGAAATTCACTATAATTTAACTAAACCTTATCAACAACTAGTAATATAAAGGAATCAAAATGTCTAAAAAATACAATTTTCAACCTAATCCCAAAGTTCATCAAATCTTTGAAGATTTAGAAAAATACAAAGAATTTTGTGTAGATTACGGGTATAAGTTTGACGAATCACATTTGTATGATATGAAACAATTTTCATATCGACAGCACACTAAGCAACTTGCAGGTAAGTATCCTAAAAATAATTGGGTAGAGGATAGCAAATAACTATGACAACTTGGACTGTAAAACCTACTTGGAAAAAATCAATCATTGAACGTCAGCATATTTCAAAAGACGATAATAAACTTGTCGTTGAAACTGGTTGGCGTTGGGGTGAATTTATTGTATACACTGATGACGATAATCCTCCTGACATTGAAGCAGGTGTGGACATTTACGACTGTGAGTACGAAACTGAACTAGTAGAAACAACTGATGGCTGTTGGGAAGAACATGATTTTGATGAATGTGATGATGAAACACGTGAGTGGTTAGAAAATTTCTTTGATGAAGGTAACAGTTGGTTAGACCTTGAAGAAGAAGGATGGATA